ATTTTAAGGTATCAACACGTATCTTTGAGGTTGAGAACGATGTTAACTGGGGTCGATTAGGTGATTGTGATGATTATTTCTGGACTACACCTGATGAAAGAGAAGAAGTATAACCATATTTACAGTTGGATACAAGAATTATCCAAAAGTAGACCAGAATTAGGTAATTTTGCTGTATGTCCCTATGCATCAAAGGCAAAATTTATCATTTTAGATGAAGAATTACGAAAAGTTCGACCTAGATGGGGTTGGGACGTTGTAATTTTTGCTGTTGAAGACGATCATGATGCAGATTTCCTCTATGCGATGGTAGATGACTATAATCGTGTCTATAAAAACTATAAATTTATTGCAGATCATCGAAAATCGAAGACTTTTATCAATGGAGTGCAAACAAATAATGGAAAATACAATTTAGTGCTCTGTCAACCAAGAAAAGACCTTACAGAAGCAAGAAAAAAACTTGCAAAAACAGAATATTACGATTATTGGGATAAAAATTACCTTGAGGAAGTATTAGAAGAAGATTATAAGAATGTTTTTGATTAAATCGTTACCAATTGGGTATAAATAAATCTAAAAGTATCAATTAATGGCGATAAAACGCACATCAAGAACATTTAAGGATATAAGTTTGTCTTTTTCACCTCATCCAGTGACAAAAGACCTACCTGTGCTGCTTAATGAACGTGCGATTACAAGATCAGTAAGGAATTTAGTGGAAACAATTCCAACTGAGAGGTTTTTTAACTCTTTAATTGGCACTGATATCAGAGATTCACTGTTTGATAACTTTTCAGCATCAACTGTAACCATTATAGAGGATCAAATTCGTGAAACTGTCAGAAACTTTGAACCAAGAGTCGGTGAAATTGGGGTTGAGGTAGTAGCAAACCCAGATCAGAATGAATTAGAGGTTAAAGTTTTATTTGAAATCATTGGACTTGAAGTTCCAACTCAGTCATTTACCTTTCTTTTAGAACCAACGAGATAATATGCCCTTTACTCAATTTACTAGTTTAGACTTTGAAGATATCAAAGCTCAAATCAAAGATTTTTTAAGATCAAACTCTAATTTTACTGATTTTGATTTTGAGGGTTCTAACTTTTCAGTTTTGATTGATACTTTAGCATATAATACCTACATTAATTCTTTTAATGCTAATTTAGTTGCTAATGAAGCATTTTTAGATTCTGCTACAGTTCGTGAAAACGTTGTTTCTCTTGCTCGTAATATTGGTTATGTACCACGCTCAAAAACCGCTGCAACAGCGACTATTAAGATAGATGATGTAGACTTAGGTGCAACAACTGACGCTACTCCAAAGTCAATAACATTGCGTTCAGGACTAGTCTGTATAGGTAATGTTGAAAACACAACTTTTAGATTTTCACTACCTGATAATGTCACAAGTTCAAGAGTTAAGGATATAGATGGTAATTCTTTTGCACAGTTTGATGATAATATAACAATTTATGAGGGCACTTACCTACAAAGGGTGTATCGTGTGGATACGACTGTCGATCAAAGGTATATTATTGATAGTCCAAGCATTGATTCGTCAACACTAAGAGTGTTTGTTGCAGGAATTGGTGATTCAGGTCTAGGAAGAAAATATAGTCAAGTAGATAATATACTTAACCTCAGTAAAACATCTGAAATTTACTTAACACAAGAAGTTCAAGATGAAAAGTATGAAATATTATTTGGAGATGGTCTATTTGGTAAGAAACTTGAAAATAATCAAGTTATAACAGCAACCTATATTGTAACTGAAGGATTAGGTGGTAATGGTCCTTCTAACTTTAGTTTTCAAGGTACCTTTACTAAAGATGATGGAACATTCTTTACACCCTCAGATAGCGTAAACATAACCACTGTTACAAATGCATCTAACGGGTCAGATGTTGAAGATGTATCATCTATTAAGTATTTTGCTCCAAGACTTTACTCAGCACAGTATAGAGCAGTTACACCAAGAGACTATGAAGCAATAATATCGACAATATTCCCACAGACAGAATCTGTTGCTGTTGTTGGTGGTGAAGAGTTAGATCCACCGCAGTTTGGTAAAGTGCAAATAAGCATCAAACCAAAAAATGGTACATTTGTATCTGATTTTGATAAAACCCAAATTAAAAATAAACTTAAGAGTTATGCAATTGCAGGTATAAATTCTGAAATTGTTGACTTAAAAATATTGTATGTCGAACTCGATTCTTATGTTTATTATAATCCAGCACAAATTCCTTCAGAAATTAATTTAAGAACTAATATATTAAGTGCACTTAAATTATATGCTGATAATATTGAGATAAACAAATTTGGTGGAAGATTTAAGTATAGTAAGATTAATCAATTAATTGATAGAGTAGATAATGGCATTACCTCTAATATTACAAAAGTGATTATAAGGAGAGACTTGAAGGCACTTCTGAATCAGTTTGCACAATATGAACTATGTTTTGGTAATCGTTTCTATATCAATCCAGCAGGTTATAATATAAAGAGCACTGGATTTACATTAACGGGAACTTCAGGTATCGCATATCTTACTGATGTTCCAAATAAAGATGCCTCTGGTAATCTTGATGGTAGTATGAAAGGAACAATTAGTGTCGTATCAAAAAATAATAAGAATCAACAGGTTGTTTTAATTAAGGATGCTGGTGGTGTTGATTATAAAAAAGGAGAAGTGATATTAAACACAATTAATATTGCCTCAACCGTTACTCAGAACAATATTATTGAGGTTCAGGCATATCCTGAATCAAATGATGTCATAGGATTAAAAGATTTATTTGTCAGTTTTGACGTTTCTAATACCTCCATAAATATGGTGAAGGACGTAATTGCATCAGGAGAAGATGTTTCAGGTGTTGTTTTCACAAGAGATTACTTTACCTCAAGTTACTCAAATGGAGTTTTAGAGAGGAAATAATTTATGTCACAATTTGACAAAAGAATAAAGGTCAATACAATTATTGAGAATCAGTTACCTGAGTTTATACTCTCTGATTTTCCAAACGCTACAGAATTTTTTAAGCAATATTACATCTCTCAAGAATTTCAGGGTGGTTCAACTGATTTAATCAGTAATTTTGATCAATATCTAAGGGTAGATAATCTTGTACCAGAGGTCGTTGTTGGAGTAACAAGTATTTCAGCAGCAATATCATCCACAGATACTACTATTACTGTTCCTAGTACAAAAGGGTTTCCTAGCGAATATGGTTTATTAAAGGTAGATGATGAAATAATATCTTATACTGGTATAACAACTAATTCTTTCACTGGATGTATTCGTGGATTTAGTGGAGTTACAGGTTACAATGTAGGAGTATCTTCATCTTTACTAGATGTAAATAAAGAAACTCTCACCTTTGAGAAGACCTCTGCAGCATCTCATACTACTGGCTCTACTGTAACTAATCTTTCAGTATTATTCGTGCAGGAATTCTACAGGAAGATGAAGAAAACATTCTTACCTGGTTTAGAAGATAATGATTTTACTGAAAATTTGGATGTTGGAAACTTTGTAAAGTTTGCTCGTTCATTCTATCAGTCAAAGGGTATAGAGGAGTCTATTAGAATACTATTTAAAGTATTATATGGTGTAGAATCAACAATATTAGACTTAGAGAATAATCTAATCAAACCCTCAAGTTCTGAATTTATTCGTAGAGAGGTAGTTGTTGCTGATTTAGTATCGACTGGCGATCCTCAAAATTTGGTTGGTCAAACTATATTTAAGTCAAATGACCTGAATACCAGTGCTTCAGTATCTGAAGTTGAAATATTTACAAGAGATGGTAAATCATATTATAAACTATCTTTATTTGTTGGATATAATGATAGAGATTTGATACAAGGTATTTTTACAATACCTGGTAAAACAAAGGCACTTAACAACTCTCAAATAAATGCAAACGTAATTTCTGTAGACTCTACAGTGGGATTTGGTACAACAGGTTCACTTATCAGTGGACAAAATACTATTGATTATACATCAAAAACAATTAATCAATTTTTTGGTTGTACTGGTATAAACGTAGGTATCAGCACTGCAGATGATATTCGTTCTAATGAGACAATATTTGGATATGAAAATGGAGATTTATCAAAGAGAGTAGATTTAAGAATTACAGGTGTTCTTTCAGATCTCGTTCCTGTATCTAATATAAACCTTGTAAATGAAGGAGAAAATATATTTGTAAAGAATGTTGGAGAAAAAATAAACAATACTAGTTCAACATATAAAGAGATATTCGCAAATTCTTGGAAATACAATACAAGTTCAAGATTTCAAGTTGAGTGGTCAGGGAGTGGAACATTTATACTAAAAACACCGATTGATAAGTCATCATTGAAGAAGAATGATTTATTTGAGATATTAAAAAGAAATGAACAAGTCATTGTTGGTGAGATTGTGGTTGGTAATATTGATGTTAATCTAAATCAAATAACTGCTTCATCTCTAAACTTATCTATCCCTTATCAATCAAACGAAACATATGATATTCGTAGAGTATTAGAGAGAGCAAACAGTACAGGGGTTGCAATACAAGCAGGAAATGAAACTTTAATTTCTGATGTTCTTAATGTTTACACAGATTCTGATGTTGATGGTTATGTAGCGTCTAACTCTTTACCAAGTTATGATATTGATTTAGATGTCACGAAAGAAACTATAGTAGGTGCTGCAAATACAAGTAATTTTGATGGTCAAAATCCATTAAATAATCTTTATAATTTTATTCGTTTTACTCCATCTGCAAATTCTAAACTAAAACTAATACAAGGTGATGCAATTGTATATCAACCCGATACTGAAGAAATAGTTGGATTATCATCTGGTAGAGTATATTATGTTGATCCACAACCAGAACCAGCAGGTTCACAGATATCTAGAATTGCATTATACAATTCAAGAAGTCAAATTGGTTCTGCAAGCACAATACAAGTCGGGATAGGTTCTACTACTGTTGGGAATCATGATTTTATTTTGCAGAGACACGCTAATAGAAAATTAGATGCTGATAAAATTCTTAGAAGAATTCCATTATCACAAAATTTATATGTATCATCAGATCATGATAAACCAGTTAATGACATAGGCATATTGGTAGATGGAGTTCAGATACACTCACCAGTATCAGATGATAACATATTTTTCGGTCCATTAGAGGATGTTGAAGTATTAAATGCTGGAGAACATTATGATGTGATTAATCCTCCATCTATATCTGTTGAAGCAAGTTCAGGTGTTACAGCTTTAGTTGAACCAATAATTTCAGGAAGCGTAGAGAAAATATTCGTGGATCCACAAGATTTTGATATACAGTCCGTCACTAACATTTCACTTACTGGTGGTAATGGTGATGGATGTGTATTAGAACCAGTTTTAGGAGCAAGATTTAGAGATATATCCTTTGATAGTAGAGATATATTTTTTAACGGTGGTATTGATAAAAACGATGAAACAATTACATTCAAGACTGCTCATAACTTAGAAAATGGTCAGAAAGTATTCTATAGAAACGAAGGAAATCCATCATTAGGTATTGGAAATGCATATGATTCAACTAACACAATTACAGGAACTTTATCTGATGGGGATCCTTACTTTGTAAGAGTTGTAAATCCAACAACAGTAAGAATCTTTAATACACAAGTTGATGCATTAGAAGGTATTGCAGGTATAAACACTGTTGGATTAGCAACAGATACAGCAGCTAGTGGTATTCACAAATTTAGAACAGAGACAAAAAATACACTTCTAAGTGTTAGAATATTAAATGGTGGTTCTGGTTATCAACATAGAAAGTTAAGAGTAAATCCAGCAGGTATTTCAACATCTTTAGACACCATAAACTATAGCAATCATGGATTTTCTCATGGAGATATTGTTGAATATTCACCTACAGTTGGTTTAGGTTCAACAACACCAAAAGCAATTCAGGGATTATCAACATCATCATCATATTATGTAATGAAAATTGATGATGATTCATTTAAATTAGCAGATGCTGGTATTGGTGCAACAATAACTAGTAATTTTAATAGAAATAAGTTTGTAGGATTAGGTTCAACAGGAACAGGATATCAAACATTCACTTATCCAGAAATTAAAGTAAATGTTGAAGTGTCATACGGATCTACAGTTACTGGGACAATCAACTTTACTCCAGTTGTTAGAGGTTTATTTACAGGTGCATATTTGTATGAACAAGGCACAAACTATGGATCGAGTATTCTTAACCATCAAATAACTCCAGATATTTCCATACAAAATGGTAAAGACGCAGAATTAAGAGCAGTAATAAGCAATGGAAGAATTGAAGATGTTATAGTAACTAATCAAGGAAGTCAATATAATTCATTACCTGATATTGAAGTCATATCCACTGGTTCTGGTGCAGGAGCGATTGTAAGACCTGTTATTAGTAATGGTTCAATAATAGACACTGTGGTAATAAACTCAGGCATAGGATATGATGCAACAACCACAGAGGTTCGTGTAAAAGAAACAGGCAAGAATGGTTTATTTGGTGCAAGAGTAAGAAGTTTAACTGTTAATACATCTGAAAGATTTGG